TAAGTCTATCTTACATGGAAAATCGGAGTTATCAAAAGATAGTACCATATTTCCAGTTTCAAACACAACAAAAACATTTTTTACAATTATATCAGGATTTTCTATATAGCTTGTATATGTTGTATAGTTTTTATCATTATCAAAACATACATTATTCATATTAAGACATGGTGTTTTGATTACCGAACACAAGCCTTTTCCCATATTGCTATTTAATCCTAAAATAAATGTACTTTCTTGTTCAGGAATATTTTTATTTACGTATGTTGCGTATGGCCCATATAGTATTTTTCCAAATTTTGTAATATGTTTGATATCATCATTTAAATCACAAGGATGACTTTCTGGATATGTCAGTAATCCAATAACTAAATTGATACAATGAGATATTGTTAAAATTGGCTCATGAGAAAACCCTTGGATATTTATGCTCTTTATTGTTTTATTTGCATGAATTCTAGGATTTTTAACATCCGACATTAATCTAGGTAATGTCCTTCTTTTTGTTCCATTTGAACAGAATCCTTGTTAGCAAATAATGGTAAAGACCACTTATCTAATTCTTTAGATACTTCTAAATATTCTTTAGTTCCATAATTATAGAAAGATCCTGGATTTTTTTCTGGCTTTAATGCAAAATTGGAATAAGCATATCTTCTTCCTGAACTTACTTTACGAACTCCATGCATGTGTTCTGCTAGTGCACCATGGATAACCAAATCCCCTGGCTGAACTGCAATTTCTACATTTTGATTAGGATAGTATAATTCTCCACCCGTAAAATCACCAAAGTATACAATAACGCCATGTGACAAAATGCAACAGGTTCCCCACACATCAGGAACAGTTAATTTTTCTGTCATGCCTTCTCCTGGACTATCACAATGAGGTTGCATTTCTACGTCTTCAGCATAATAAATCATATTTAATAGTGGATGTACAACTAAATCTGGACTGATGAATTCTGATACCTTTTCCCATATTGGAAAAAGTTCTGGCATAGCCTCTGTTGTTTCAAAATCAATTTCATCAAAGTAGTGTGGCTTTACTTGTTTAGATGCTGTAATTGCGTTGATTTCATCAACTACCTCTTTAGATAAAAAATTTTTATACCAAAAAATTCCATCTGCCACCTTGACGATATTGGGATCTAGTTCAAACTTCATATGAATCTCCTATGCTCATAAATAATCTATTTTACTATTTTACCACATCTTTGTACCAAAATCCAGGGGATATGTACTTTATCCCAGACTTGATAGCCAAAGACGAGTGGTAATATGGGGATACAGATGGGAAAATAAGAATACTTCCAGCCTCTGGCTTGATCTTAACATCTTGATCCTTAAAATGAATTTCTCCCCCAGTGTAGTCGTCATTTAGATAGCAAACTACAGATATTACTGGAGATCTCTCATCTCCATACGAATCAACATGATACCCCATTTCTTTTCCCTCTGTATACTTGCTTATTGATATTGGCATTAAAGATCCTATATCAATATTAAACATTTTTGAATAATCCAGAGATGCTTCCTGAATAGGGTTAATTATAGAATCAAGTATAAATTTTACATCTAAAGATGAAGTACTATACTTATTAAGAAAACTACTCTTTTTTTTGCCAAAAGTATAAGAGTTGTCGGATACATCCCAATCTTCCCACTTTGATAATGCAGAGTTTTCATCAACTAAAGAATCTGTGTATTCGATAGAATCCACTAATGTTTTAGTGTTTTTTATAACATTTTTATAATATATGATTTTTTCATATTGTTCAAAATCTAGCATTAAATAATGCCTTTTTCCCAGTTAGCAAACTGTTCTTCTTGGTCTTTTCTTGTTTGCTTTAGCTCTTTTTCCCATGCATCCAAGGTATCTTGATCATATTCAGCATCTTTGTAGTCCCAAAAGGAAACCATTGTGTATCTAGTTCCAGACAATATCTCTGTAACCCCGTGAATATTTTCAACCCCTCCACAAAAAACATAATAAGAATTTTTATTAGGCTTAAAAGAAATATCATGTTCAGGGAAATACAGATTGCCACCGTCATAGTTATCATTTAAGTATAAAATGCCAACATACTTATTAATTGCAAAAGCACTAGGAACGCCATCTTTGTCTGAGTTATCTGAGTGTGGATTAGCAAATCCTCCTACATCCCATTTTTGAGCATGTGAAGTATTTGGCCTAACCTCTTCTTCAAAAACTATCTCAACGGCTTCTTTAAATTTATTTCTTAGTGTTTCAAAAAATCTTTCTTGAAGTCCAAATTTAGCAAAGTTTTCATCTTCTGCTGGCAGCCCCATTCCTTTTGAACCATAAAAAGCTATAGGACCCCATTGCTCTTCACAAAAGTTAAAATATTTTACCATAGACTCTGCAGTATCATCTGAAATAAAATTTGGAATTTCTACAATTCTGTTATAACTAACTCCAAGATTGCCTTTTGTGTTTGGCTCATCTTTTAGGTAATTAAAATCTTCTTTATTTAAGTTTTCTATTATCATTATTTAAACCCTTTTCCAATCTGTCTTGAACAATTGTTTTTTCATATAAATCATTCCATTCTTTAGATCCATACTTTTTTTCTAATTCTAACCAATCTTCTGATGGCTCTCCTGGCAATAAATAAAAATATCTTATAAAGTATTTATCGTTATTTTTAATTTCTGTAACCCCATGAAAATACACACCATTTTCTGACAAAAGTTTTGGATGCCCTGAAGGGAAAACAACAACATCTCCTGCAACAGGAATATATGTTTGTCTTTCTTCGTTTTTCATTAACTTAAACACAACATCTCCACCTTCATAGTCATCATTTAGGTACATTGTGCAGGTTAATGCAAATTTTGGCTTAGATGAATCAAATTCCGCCCACTGGTAGTCTGTGTGATAAGTCATTGTTAGATTGCCTGCAACATCTTCTGGATGCATAATAACATCTTGATCATATCTACAATACGACGGACCCATTTTTGTCCAATAGTCTTCTACTTCTATATCATGCTTTTTTAAAAAATGACCAGTTGCAATTTCAAAAGCATCCAAAATTTCTTTTTTATAAAATTTTTCTTTTTGATATCTTTTGTTATTTATTAAATCAGGATTATCTTCTGGTATTGATCCCGCATTCATGTAAGTTCCAAAAGATCCCCACTTGCTCCAGTCTTTAAAAATAAAACTAGAGGATGGGTTTTGTTCTGAATCTTTTAATATATTTACAAGATCTTGTGGTTCGGTAATCAAATTTTTATAAACATAAATATTTTGATCAAATTTTTCGTATACAAGATTATCTAACATTAGGCTCTCCAGTATGTTCCAGTATCTCCCAAAAAAATGGACATGTATATCTAACTCCATTTTTAATCTCAGTAACACCATGAATGTAATTCATGTCTCCTGGAAAAAAGTATGCTGCTCCTTTTTTAGGTTTAAACTGAACTTGCTGTAGTGGAAAATATAGTTCTCCACCCTCATAGTCATCGTTTAAATAAAATAAACTAGAAAGGTCATATTTAGGAAAACTGTTTGGCTTTCCTGCATCTGGACCATCATGCAATTCTTTATCGGCATGGGGATTTTGAAATTGTCCTGGGAGCCACCTAACGATAGTTTCTCCTGTTGGAACAACTTTTACATTATAAAAATTTTCAATAACTGGTTTTAGTCTTTCAAAAAGTCCAGCGATTACGGGGCCAATTGATAAATCATTTTTATCTAAAGACCTTCTTGTTGCAACCCTATCTTTCCAATAGTCAGAATCATAGGTTACAGTGCCATTTTCATTTTTTTCAGTTTCTGTTACATCCCAAATCGTAATTGATTTTGCAGATTTTTCTAAAAACTCTATTTCTTCTTGAGTCATAAAATTTTCTAATTCAACAATCATATCTTTGCTGTTTCCAAAAAAACCTGAAGGAGTAATAGATTTACCTGTACCTACTGGCTGGTCTACATTAATATTTTTCATATTTATATTATATCATTCCTTTGGGTTTTTCTGTGACTCTGGCATATCTGGTGAGAGTGTTGTTCGGGTTCTAGAAAAATCATCAATTTTAAGCTTTATAGATTTAGCCTCATGTGCACCCATTTTAGTCCCATCATAGTCTACTGCATCTCTATAAAAATTAGTAAATCCGTCCTTGCTTTTTTCTGCCCATACTTTGGCCTTTTCTTCTCTATTTTTATAAAAATCATCTGAAAATATTTTATCTTCAATGACTAGCTCAGCCTCATTTAATTTTTTAATAGATACAGGAATAAACGTTGCTACTGGAGTTCCAGCAGGAATTCTGATTACGGAGTTTGCTCTTGTGATCATCCAAGCTACGGGGATTGCATCATTAAAAAATGATGTAGAAATTAAGCTAGTAAATGGGGTTGCTCCATCTATAAAATAATTAGGAGGAACAATTTGTAACATTGTTGTATTCTCATCTGTTTCAAAAAAAATACCTGTGTAAAAACTAATTGTTCCATTTCCTCTTGATGTAGTACATACATTTCCTGGATCTTTAATTATTTTTACATGGCAGTCTTGGGACTCAGAAATTCCATCCCAGATAAACTCTATATCATCCATGAAAGATATAGACCACCCAAGGGTATTAGCAAGAGTAACTGGAAAACACTTGTATGCGTGTGCCCCTCCAGTATTATCCATCCAATCTCTTTTTACATGAGTTTGCTCTATCTTTACCCTAACTGATGGATCTTTGTAAGCTTTTACTTGCATTACTCATTATCCCATTTGGGATCATACATTTCTGGAGTATGAAATTTTTTACTATAATCAAGCATTGTAACTATTGAGTACTTGTTGCCCGAATGTACAGGCATAGCCTGATGGGGATACATATAATTTGATGGAAAAATAAACAGATCTCCCGCTTCTGGTTTAACTTTTAAATCTTGTAGCCTAAAGTAAAGCTCTCCACCTTCATAATCATCGTTAACATAGGCTACCAGTGAAACTGTACAGTTATAAGAAAACCCATGATCATGATGCTCCATAAAATGTTGCCCTGGACCATACTTTATAAAATTAAAAGCTTCCCAATATTTGAGATCCATAATGTTGTGATCTTTGCGATAATCCTCTACTGCTTGAAATTGAACATCGTACAAATCTTGCCACAGAGATTGAAGCGCCAAAGACTTTTCGCTTGGGTCATGTGCTATATCTTCTTTCCTAAACTTAAAATCTTGACAATCTCTATATTCTGGCATAAGCTGTTGATATCCAACATATGCTGGTCTCCAGGTATAGGTTTCATTGCTATCAATTGCACTAATGTTAGACTCAAGCCTATTAATAACATCAAGTTCTTTTTTTATGACATTTTTATATAAAACAATGCCATTTCCCAAACTTTGTTTATCTGTCCAAGTTTTCATAGATTCCCCTTTTATTTGTAGTCTCTTTTAGACCAAACTTTGTTTTTGTATATTCCGCCGTCTGGTTTTCGATAAAATTGCATGTTCTCTACCATTTTACCATAAATTGTTTTTTCATCTTGAGTCTCTATTTCATGTTCCCAATTTTCTCTTCTAAATGGCAAAATTTGCATATATGGAGTTCCTTCAGGAATTGTTCCTTCCCATCCATCAACTATAAAAAATGGAAATGAGCCAGAGATATGTACCTTGTCGTTATCAACAATTCCTGTTGTATTCAAAAATGGCAAATCAAATCTATTCATTGGAGTCATGTATAAACAACTATACCCTTCTGGAACTTCCAAACCCCAGTCTGGAGACCAAGCAAAATGATCTTTGTAATAGCCTGATGGGTGTTGGAATTGTGGCATTGGTAGTCTTTTGGTGCAAAAATCTTGATGCTTTTCATCATGTACTTTTACATCAATTGTTCCGTTTCCATTTTTAAAAAATGTTAAGGCGGATGGAGTTTTTAATACATATCCAGTTATGAAAGAATCCATTAAGGATGGGCAGGCTTTCCATGTTGGTATCTTTCCATAATCATCCGTTGTGCCTTCTTTAGGAAAAGGACATACTTCTTTTGTAGCACTATAATATTCATTAGTATAAGGATTTTTTGCAAATCTGTCAGCATCTTTATACCAATCAGGGATTGTATCTTGTGTAGAAGATGGAGCTGAAACACTTTCTTTAGTGAGCCACGGCCTATATGATTTAAAAATTATTTTATTTATATTTTTTAGGTTCATTATATAATTGTATCACACTAGGGGATGTTCCATTAATTTGTTTTGATAAGAAAGTATATCTTTTCTTGGTGGCATTGCTACGTGATCAAATGGTGAGCTTGATGTTTTAATATGATAATAATAATCTGGATCATATTTTAAATATTTTATATTTAGTTTAGTTAGGTCAAAAAAAATTTTTAATACCTTAATCGGAATATGCTCTTTTCCAGAAAGCAATCTTGCGGTGTAATCAGTTGCTTCTTTTGTGTGCTGCCAATAATGCTCTTTTCTTTCGTCTGCCCAAGGTCTATGCTC